CTGTAATAGTACCTGTAACTTTTGGTGTGAATACAAAGGTTCCACCAAGGGTAGATCCATAAGAAACGTTTGCAGTTACTTCGATTGGTGGATATTGGAATACATGTGATCCAGAACCCTGATCACCAAGTTGTACGTAGTTCTTTCTGGTATATTCTGATGTTATTGTTCCACCAATACCTGCATTGACAATACGGAAACTATCATCATCGTGCTTCAGAACATAATATTGATTGGTTGTACTAACACCAGAGATAGAAGTTCCTGTGGTTGTATAGGTTACTATGTCACCAGTTAAAAATCCATGATTCTTAAAGTTGATAGTATCAAACTCAGTAGAAATATCTGCACTCTTTACAATCAGTTTTCTGTGTGTATATCCAGATCCAGAGGAAAGAACCTTAATATCTTTGAGTGTTTTCTTAGATAAGGTTCTGAACTTATGGAAACCACTGGCATTTGTGCTAGTAGAAAATCCAATCGTATTAATACCTGCATTATAATCGGCAACTGTATTGTACAGTTTGATTGTACTAGTATTAACAAATTCTGAAATATATGTCTCACCACTACTCAAAGACCCAGTGATTGCGTTAGTAATATCACCAAAAACACCGATAGACAATGGATCATTACCATTTCTATTGTAAATGATTGGCTCACCATCTTTGAGATTATGTTGTGTTTGGAAAGTGATTGTTTCATCGGTCAGTCCAATACCACCACCCGCTGCGAGTGATCTACTATCAAACTCCAACTCCCTGAATCTCTCACCCATAACAGGTTCAAGGAAGCATCCAGTTCCATTACCACCTGTCAATGAAACTGAGAATACTTGATCAATATCAAAGTCTTGTTGATCTACAGTAACAGATTCCACAGATCCTTCAATGACAGGTTCAACCAGAGCAACGGTTCCTAATCCTGCAGATATTTCAATCTTTGGTGCATTTATAACATCATATCCACTACCACCATTAAGTACATCAAATCTTTCAAGTGGACCAAAGTAAATTGTATCGAGTGAGTGTGGACTTGAAATCTCAACACCATCGACCATCATACCAATGACGCCGAATGTTCTCTCCTTGTTATCGGACGAAGAAAGGTCCTGTTTCAGTGGAAACTTCCTGAGTACCTTATTGGAGTTTAGAACAAGGTTCTTGTGCCTTACAAGGGTGAATGTGTGGGATCCTGTTGCTGTACCAAACTGTAGATAATCTGGAGCAGATGCTAGAAGTGCTCTAGAAATATAAAGTCTAATCTTATTTGGATCTACAACAGAAACATAATATTCGTTATCATCTATAAGACCAGGTAAAACATCACCGCCGGCGGTGTAGACTACCTTATCACCATCAATGAATTCATGATTTGTTGGGAATGAGATTATAGAATATGTTTTTTGATTAGGATCAAATCCTTGGATTGCTGCACCAGTTCCATCTGGAATACTAGATTGAACAATATCCTGTTGGATAGTATATCTACCAGGAAGAGAGTTAGACGCTACATATGCATTATTGTTCTCATCAGTGTATACATTTAGTGTATCACCAAGATAGTTGTCATTTCCAAAAAGTAAAGGAACACCAGTGCTATTGACCTTTCTAAGTCTCCTTCTAATATCGTAAAGAGTATTTGCAGTTGGAGTAAATCCACCAAGATTACTGAGAATAATATCTCTTGTGTTGGGGTTGATAGATGATACTGTTGCACCAGAAACAACAACCGTATTTACATTTCTGACTAAAACGTCAAAAGTATCACCAACTCTCAAACTTGATTTGTCAATGTCCGAAGTTTTGAGTGTGAATGTCGAACCATTAATGGTCTCAACTTGGAATCTTGAACTCGTATTATAAATCCAGGAGTTTGCAAAGATCTGCTTATAAGTTTTATCATCCTCTGGATTCTCAATAAAATCACCAACGTGTCTAACGGTGATCTTTTCACCCTCATTGACCAATGCAAAATCTGAAAGAGGTACGAAATCTGAAAGTACACCAGTGATACGAAGATCAACTCTCTTCGATATATCACCATCTTCATACCCAAAGATAGTTTCATCTGATCTTACATTCTCACCAAGATTAATTGTTGATGTAACACCACTACAACCAAAGAACTGATTGACGCTCTTGGAGGTATATACGATTGTATTATCACCAGATTTCAGAGTTCCACTAAAATCAAATCCGATTGTAGAGTCTACGGAAATGATTGATGAACCGATAGATACCGATTCTAAGGTTTTTGAGTTACCTGGGATGGTAAAAGTTCCTTCAATCAGATCTCTATCATTATAACCAATGAATAATGCTAAGCGATAATATGGTTTTCCAAATCTTGTGAAGATCTCAACCTCAGATATTGACGCACTGGTCATCATATCTGTAGACTTGTAGATCGTTTGACCCTCAAGTTTGAATGGATCACCGTCTCCAATCAGTTCTGCAACTACAAGTTCTCTTCTAATGTAGTCTGCAGAGGATGGTTTAATCAGTCTTTCTTCAAGATCTAATACTTTTGCTTCTACACCATACAGAACTTTGAAAAGAATTTTGATAGATTCTTCAATACCCTTTGATTGATAAAGGTTTCTTGCGTGCTTGATGAAGTTACCAACGTCCAGATCTGAGACAAAATCAATATTTTCGAGACCAGGAACAAAAGTTGCCTTTAATTTTTTGTAAAACTCCTGTAAAAACAGTACACTGAGGTTTGTTACTTCTAAATCTTGTGCATGTGCTGCAGCACTTGATGTAGAAAATACCAAGTTTTCTCTGTTGAGTTCAGAGAAATAACTTGTAATACCTACATTATATCCAGTAACACCACTAAATCCACGAACACAACCAGTAAAAGTTGTTGTAGTCTTACCAGTGTAGGTAATAATCTCATCACCAATCTTCAGAAGACCATACTCATCGGGGAATCCCTTAGTTGATGGTACAGTAATCGTTGTATCTGTTGCTGAAATAGCGGCAGATAGAGTTGTTTTTCCATGAACAACTTCGGGTACAAGATTATCAACCTTGATATACTGATCAAGATTGTCTACAATATCAATATTACCGCCTTGAATCTCCTGAGAGATATAATATTGTTTGAAGAAATCAATCGCTTTTGGGAAATCTGCGATTAAGAACTCAGGGAGTTGACTCTCAATAATTTTATTGATCTGAACTCTCTTGTCAATTTGTGACATATTTTATTTCCTCTCTAGATCTCCGTTTGAATAACTTGAAGTATAATAATCTCGGGTAAATGTGACGCCAGAAATGTCTTCCCCAGATGCAATCACATCTTTAACCATATTTATCTTGCTATTGGAAACATCAAAACTCAGATAGAGATCTTTGAGACCAACAACATCATTAGATTCTGGGAATGCCTGAATCTCAATAATGTTATTATTTGCTTCAGTTGAAGTGATATTGATTGTGTTTACAATGATTTCTCCTTTGGTATAGTCAACTGTACCAATAGATTTCAACACAACCTGCAGAGTATCAGTTTCAGTCTTACGAATCGCTGCAAGAGTTCCTTTACCGCTACCATCTAAAGTTCCATCTGGATTCTTATTTGGAACGTCAGTAAAGAATACTGTGTAAGGACTGTTTGAAATAGTAAATCCTGTGCTCTTAATATTATATCCAGCAGGATTAATATGGAACTGATTACCAAAACACAGTTCATACTGTGCAAATCGATTTACAAGTGCCTTCAGATCTCTTCTAATCCTTACCTTAGTAATGTTCGAAGTGATTGCATTGTTAACCCTATCAATCAGTTGCTGTAACTTACTATACTTAAATCGACCACCAAACTTATTAATATCAACGTTCTTAGCATAATCACCAAGAGAGTTTGTAATCGCTGTCTTCAGTTGATTAACATCAGAAACTTGTGATCCATTGTAATAAACAGATGAATCAATCTCAACATAAAGAATCTTCAGATCTACAATTCTTTGATTGATACCAGCGATTGAATATTGTTTCAGTTTGTTTAGAATATTTTGCTTATCAAAGTCAGAAACATATGTACCATTCTTTGGTTTGATACTAATCAAGACGCTACCAAACTGCGGAGGAGTCAGTTCCTCACCACCAACAACAGAAACGGATTCAGTCTGTGGGTAGATTGACTGAATGATTGCCTCATAGTCTCTGCCTGTAACTGCTCTGTATTGCGCTGAGTAGAGTCTAGGAGCGAAATACTTAATGGAGGATACATCTTCAATCTCACCGCCGTTAGACGCCTGCTGAATGGTCGTTACAGGCACTGTACCTGTTGGTATGACTCTGATACCAGAAGAATCAACGAAGTTACCCTGGAAGTCAAAGATGGAAGGACCATTACCCCTCTCACCATTGGTTACAATATACTTGACGGTAACGACTGCATTGTTCTCTAACTTTCTACCGAAGTAGTTGTCACCAAATAAAATCTCATATCTTTCGTCCTGAACTTCTTGTAACAGATAGATCTCAGAGTCTTTGTTCAGGTTTAGAATATTATCTGCTCTAAAGTATTCTCTACCAAGACCAGTATCATTAATACCTTTAACATAAACGACAATTGTTGAGGTATCAACATTGGGGTTATCAATGATAAAACGTTGATCTTCTGATACATTAACAATAAACTGTTTCGCAAGGAGTGTTCCTTCACTCACCATGATAGGTGAAGCGGCAGATCCAAACTTAGCAACACCACCTGTAACGGCAGTTGTAATGTCTTCAGAGGTTGAGAACCTATATGTGGTGTTATTTGCCGCTCCAACGAGCACCAGACCCGCTTTAAGGGTCAGAAACGAACTAGAGGTGCTCGTGGGTACCTCAAAGGTTACATGCGCCTTAGCGGCACTCTTAGAGCGAGGTACGTAACCAATATTTCTTGCTAATGAAACAACGTTCTCTCGAACTGTTGCCGCATCCAGGAAGGATTCATTGACAACTAAGTTAGAGTTGAACGCTGTAATGTAAGTATTATAAGCAAGAGTATCGATCAGAACAGAGAAGTTAGACCCCTCAAAGTCAAAATCCGAAAAATTGGAGTTTGTTCGCAGATAATCTTTAATCTGCGTCTTGATTTGATCGAAATCTAGGTTAGTAAACTGAGTAAAAGGCATTTTATTATCTCGTTGCCTCTAATAAGAAGGAAAACTGTTGTGTTGGTACTGCCAAACCCGAAATATCAAAGATAACATTCACACCAAAACTGTTATTATCGGGTTGTGGATCGACTTGTACTACCAAATTCGTCACTCTAGGTTCATATGCGTCAATTACATCGACTATTTGGTCTTCAATAATGGCAGCAGTACCAAAATCAACGAACTCAAACAGACTTTTACGTACATCTGAACCTAGATTTGAATTAAAAAAGCGTTCAGTTGGGATCGTTTCGACTAAGTTACGAACCGATCGCACAATTGCACGCTCATTAAGCAACACAGGAAGGTCTTTTGTCACTGGATGTGGATCAAAAGAGAAACTAATGTCTTTAAATGCTCTGGAGACCTTCTTGGTTGCCATTGAAAGGGTAGATTTTTCTGAATTTATTTATACCTTCACTCCGAAATCTTACCATAATAGGGTTCTGTACCATAATCCCAGTCATCATAGTCCTCATCATTACGAATTTTCTCATGAAGTTCGTTTTGAGTCTTAAAATCGTGTTTTTTGGGAGTCAAATCGTCATTTGCAATCTCACGAAGCATCTTTTGATGCTGATGATTTGCCAAATTGTCTAAAAAATCGTGTTTTGCGTTCATTTTTTCGTTCTGATCGTAATCTGTCACAAGT